ATTTCCAAATTCTCTCGGAGGGGACAGATGGAGCCAGATCTGGCGAGATGCAGGACTATCGGGCCCTTGAGGGCCGGACGGAGCCGAGACTGGTCACACCGGTCCCGACGGATCGGTCGCTTGGTCCTGCCCAAGCCGAATGGGCAAAGCAACGCATGAAGATCGACCTGATGCCGTGGCAAATTCGGGCAATCTCCGATCAGCTTGCCGTCGACGACGATGACAACTTCGTTTTCCGTGAAGCCTTGATCTCGACTGGCCGGCAGAACGGCAAGAGCTTCGCCCTCAAGTCGATGATGGCCTGGTGGGTCACCGAGGAAGCGAAGCGGCGCAAGGAACCCCAGCACGTTCTCCTGGTCGCCAACAAGCTCGAGCGATCCATGCCGATGTATCGGGAGGTCGCCCTATGGCTTGAGGAGCACTATGGCGCAACCTGCCGGTGGGCGGCCGGCTCCCAGATGACCACGATGCCTGACGGCTCGACTGTTCGGGTCGCAGCTGCTCGAGACAACACCCACGGCCTCACCCTCGACCTGATCCTGATCGACGAAGTCTGGGACATCGCCCCGAGCGTGGTGTTCGACGCCCTCCGGCCGTCCATGATCGCCCGAAAAAATCCACTGCTGTCGATGTGGTCCACGGCTGGTGACGAGTCGTCGGCCACGATGCTCCGGCTGCGAGAGCAGGCCATCAACTCGATCGACGCAGGGAAACCCAGCAGGCTATACCTCGCCGAATGGTCTATGCCACCTTCCGTCGATCCCGACGACCGCCGCTATTGGCCGTATGCCAATCCAGCACTCGGCACCACGATCACCTGGGAAGCCCTTGAGGCCCAGGCCGACGGCGGCGATCGATCAGCCTTCCTCCGAGCCCACCTGAATCTGTGGGTATCGGCTGCTAAATCTTGGATGCCGATTGGCCTATGGGAGACAAGAGCTCACACCGATCCGATTCCCGAAGGCGGCATCCTCGCTTGCGACAGCTCAATCGATGACTCTAGGTACGTCGGGGTACGAGCCTCTCAGGGCCCTGACGGCGTTCAGGTCCACGTCGAATTCGTCGTCGAAAAGGAAGATGCGATGTGGGCCGAGATCGAACGCATTATGGCTGACCCGAAAATCCAGCTGGCGATCACCCCCGGCCTCGAGATCCACACGCCCCTACCGCTACGTCGACGCACCGAGACCGTCGGCTATGGCGAGCTTGCCCGATACACCACCATGGTCCGATCCATGATCATCGAAGGCAAGCTGTGGCACGACGGCTCTGTCGCCCTGGCCGAGCACGTCCAACGTGCCGTACTTGTCAAGACCCAAGCGTCACAGGTTGTCAGCTCACAGAAATCACCGGGCCCGATTGAGCTGTGCCGGTGCATGATCTGGGCCGCTGCGCTCGCCTCACGGCCGGCCGTTCGCACCAAGGCCGCTTTCGCAGCAGGCTAGTGAACACGGCTTGATCATTCTGCGAGAATTGCCCTAACCCATGGGCATTTTCAGGAAAGCGACGCCGGCCTTCGGTGCCGAGATCAAAGCCGCCGCAGGTGTTGGTGGATCTGGCATTAATCAGCCGATGACGTACATCACGTCGAATCGGGAGCTGCAAGCCCTCGCCCTTCCGACCGTGTCCCGTGCTCGAGATCTGATTGCTTCGATGATTGGTTGCCTGGATCTGAAGCAGTACCGGCTGGTGTGGGATGACACCGAAGGCGAGTACTCGAAGGAGTACATCCGTGGCGAGTCCTGGTTCACTCGGCCCGATCCGAAGGTCACCCGGAACTTCATGCTCGCCAACACCTTCACGGATCTGTTCCTGACTGGCCGAGCCTTCTGGTACATCACCAGCCGCTATGAGACCGGCTATCCGGCCTCCTTCCAATGGCTCCCAGTGTCCAACGTGACCACGCCCGATCAGGCTGGCCCCGTCTGGTACACGACCTCCGATGAGGTCGAGTTCAATGGCGTGATCTTGCCGAATGAGAACGTGGTGCAGTTCCTGTCGCCGATTATGGGATTGATCTACAACGGCCAGCAGGCCGTCGACACCGCCTACAAGCTCGACCAGGCCGCTCGACGATTCTCCACTAATGAGATTGCCGCCGGCTACCTCCAACAGCGTGGAGGCGAACCGATGACAGCCGAAGAGCTTGGCGAACTAGCGGCAGGATGGAGCGCAGCTCGACGCAATAACAGCATCGGAGCCTTGAACGACTTCGTCGAATGGAAAGAATTCAACAGCGATCCGAGCAAACTACAGCTCGTCGAAGCACGCCAATACCAGGCCCTTGAGCTTGCACGCCTCGCCAACATCCCGCCCTACCTCGTCGGCGCACCGACAGGCTCCGGCATGACCTACCAAAACGCCCTCCAAGCCCGACAGGATCTTTACTTATTCGGTGCGAAGCCCTATATGGACTGCCTCGAAGAAACCCTGTCAGGCGACAATGTCATCCCTCGAGGTCGACACATCGAATTCGACCTCGACGATTATCTCAGCGACAACGAGCTGGTCGAGTCACCCCTGGTGGACGCACCGGCCCCAATGCAGGAGAATTAGAACGCTATGTCCGAAAAGATCACGCTGACCTCCGGCTCCTTCACTGTCGACGCCGCTGCCTCTGACGGTCAGCCCTCGAGGTCCATCACCGGCCTCGCCGTACCGTGGAACGTCGCCACCACCGACTCCCTTGGGACTAAGGTGATGTTCAAGGCCGGATCGTTGCCCGAAGATGGACGCCCCCCTCGTCTGTTGGAAAGCCACGATCCGGCCAAGGTACGTGGCCTAGTCACTGAGCGTGTTTCGACCGACGAAGGCATGATGTTCACCGCCAAGCTCGCACAGACGAGCGCAGCTGACGACACGATGGCCCTGTTGCTCATGGGCGCATATGACAGCGTCAGCGTCGGTGTTGTCCCCACCAAGTTCTCGTTCGACAACGATGGCACGATGGTCGTGGAAGCGGCCAAGTGGTCCGAGCTGTCGATCGTGGCCGAGCCGGCCTTCGACGCCGCTCGCATTGAGAAAGTCGCAGCCTCGGCCCTCGAGGAAGCACCCGACGAAGATCCAACCCCCGAAACCACATCCGAGGAGGAAATAGTGGAAACCCCCGAAGTCGTCGAGGCCGCAACGGTCCCGACAGCCCCCATCCAGTTCGCCCAGCCGGCGAAGCCGTTCACGTTCCCGTCAGCTGCAGAATGGATCAGCAAGGCCCTCGTCGGCGGAGCTGAATTCGCCGAGTTTGATTCCAAGATCAAGGCCGCTGCACCTGACGTCGTCACGACCGACACGCCCGGCATCCTGCCGGAGCCGATCGTCGGCGCCGTGTACAACAACTACCTGCCGAATTGGCGTCCGCTCGTGAACGCCATGGGTGTCAAGGCGATGCCCGGCGGCGGCAAGATCTTCCGTCGCCCCGAGGTCACCACGCACACCACCATCGGAGCCAGCAACGGCGAAAACGCCAACCTCGACCAGGGCACCTTCGTCGTGTCCGACAACCAGGTCACCAAGCAGGTTTTCGGTGGCTACGTTCGTCTGTCCGAAGAAGACATGGACTGGACGCAGCCCGAGGTGCTCGGTCTCATCATTGATGACATGGCCCGCATCTACGCCAATCAGACCGACGCCTACGCTTGCACACAGTTCGAGGCTGGCATCACGCAGACCGCCACCCTCACATCGGCTACAACTGCAGCCGACTGGGCAGAATTCGTCTACGCCGCAGCCAAGGAGATCCTTACCAACTCGAACGGCAACCTGCCGAACGTGCTGATCATGGATCCGCTGTACTTCAGCAACCTTGGAGCCCTCGACGATCAGGACGGCCGACCGCTATTTCCTACCGTCGGTCCTATGAACGCATTCGGTTCATTGACGCCCGGATCGGTCAACGCCACCGCCTTCGGCCTCAAGGTCGTCGTCGACAAAAACCTCGTCGCAGCCGGAGGAAACAACCTCTACGTCGGCGACAGCACCGGCTTCGAGATCTACGAGCAGTCCAAGGGCGCAATCAGCGTCGAAGCTGCCGACGGATCACTCAGCCGGTACATCAAGTTCCGTGGCTACTTCGCCACCCTCATGATCGATCCGACCAAGTTCGTCGGCCGAGCCTGAGCCACCTAGGACACTGACACCATGGCGACGTTTTCCATAACGCACAGGATGCGTCTGGACGGCGTTGCCGTGGTGCAGACCTTGACGAACGTGGCCGACCTGACTGTCGGGCAGCAGGTCACGATCGCAGGAGTCGGGGACGGCTTCGATGGCACTGTGACCGTCGTGGCCGTCCCAACGGCTCTCCTCATCGGAGTCACTGACGAAGGTGACTTTGAGTACGACTACGACATCCTGATCCCCAATCAGATTCTTTACATCAACTCCGGTGACGATGTCACCCGAGATGACTTGGCGATCTACGGCACCCTCACCTGGACGCCAACGTGCACTTGGATCACCTCGAGCAACGTCACCGAGTTTCTCGGGATCAGTGCAGCAACCGCTAACGACACGGCCTTCATCGCCTCGTGCGTTTCAGCTGCGAACGCTTTCGCTTCACGTCGACGCCGTGCGGCCGGCTACACCGACAACCTGTCGACCAGCCCCTCCGGCGACGTCACCCTGGGCACCACCCTCTACGCCGCATCGCTGTACCGTCAGCGTGGCTCCATCGATGGCTTCCAATCATTCGATGCCATGGACACCACTAACCCAGCCATGAGCCTCGGCACCATCCACCAGCTTCTCGGCATCAACAGGGCGCAGGTGGCATGAAATGGCAGCTGTTGGACCGCTCGCCGACGCCCGTTCGGCAATCGTCACCGAGATCACGAACGCCGGCTACGCCGCCGTCACCGACCCCAGGAACGCACGCCCTCTGTCGGTATTCGTCGAACTTCCTACGATCACGGCCGTCACCCACAAGGTGCTCGACCTGACCTTCACTCTCCGAGTGCTCGGCGCACCCCCAGGCAACCAAGACTCATTGGACTGGATCTTCACCGCCGTCGACACACTCATCCAAGTCGCTGATCTAGCCGTCGTGGCCGGATCACCGAGCCTCGCCCAAATCGGGACGCAGGAACTTCCCGCATACGACCTCACCGTGCGCTACGGCACACACACAACCCCCTAAGGAGCACCAGTGGCAACCACCACCATCGCACTCAAGAATGCGGCCGTCGTCATCAACTCGACGGTCGACCTGTCCGACCAGGTTCAGTCGGTCACGCTCACGGTCGGATTCGACCAGCTCGAGACAACCGCCATGGGCGCAAACGGCCGGAGCTACACCAAGGGCCTCCAGTCGGTTGACGCAACCATGACCCTGTTCAACAGCTACGGCGCAGCCGAAGTCGAAGCCTCGCTTGAGGCCATCGTTGGCGACGACGCAGTCACGCTCGAGATCTACCCCGACGGCACCAGCCCCGGAGTCTCCAACCCGGAGTACACCATCACCGGCGCATTCCTCACCTCGTTCACACCGATCACCGGCACCGTCGGCGACCTGTCCATGGTCACGGTGACATTCACCGGAGGCACCTGGGCCCGAGCCACCAGCTGATCCAACTAGGAGCCCGACAGCATGATTGGAACAGACCTCAACATCACACTCTCGGACGGATCTGAACACACCGTCCCCGTCACCTACTCCGTCGCCTGCGCCTGGGAGGACCACCACCCAGGCCAGGCCATGGAGGCCATGATCAGGGACGTCAAGTTCAAGCAGATCGCCTACCTGGCCTACGAGGCCCTCCGCAAATCAGGCGTGACCGTCAAAGTGTGGCCCCAATTCATTGAAACCCTGGGGGATGTCAATTTCGTCCCAAAAGCACGCAAAAAGGACACCACACCCGACTCATAGCGACAATCGCCATACGAACCGGCATCAGCCCTCGAGAACTGCTGGACAGCCCAAGTTCTATTGTCGAAGCCATGGTGGACTTGCTGCATGAACAAGATCAGAAAGGAGCACCATGAAAGCCCAAGTCGTCGGCCTACAGGAAACGCTCCGAGATCTGAACAAACTTGACAAAGAGCTGTCCAAAGAAATCCGCAAAGACATCCGCAAAGTCGTTGAACCTTTAGCAAAAGAAATTACCGCTGTGGTACCTGCCACGGAACCATTATCAGGCATGGCGCACAAAGGACGCACCGGATGGCAAAACCGCAAAAGAGTAACCGTCAAACTTGATACCCGGAAGCCACGGCGACATCTTGACCGCCCAGGCCGCAGCATTGTAAACGTGGTTCGACTAACCACTAAAGACGCTCCTACTGCCATCGTTGACATGGCCGGCAAGGCCGGAGGTTCTGGGGCTGGATCAAAAAGCCCTAATCAATTTCGACGCCCCAATTTCTCTCGGGTTCTGACTGCACGCCTTGGTCAGCCATCCCGTTTTATGTGGCGCACCGCCGAAGATCAACTGAATAACCTGCAGCAAGACATGATGCCCATAATTCGACGGGTCGAGCAAATCATGGACCGAGACATGAAAAATACGTATCGGAGTTTCTAATGGCAATCAACATTCCCATCATCACCGAATTCGTTGACAAAGGTCTCAAATCAGCCGAGGGCTCATTTGCAACATTCAAAAGCAAGGTTGCCGAAGCCGAGGGCGGCATGGGTAAATTTAAAGCTGGCGCAAACGTCGCTCTTGACTCCGTCAAAGCCAACGCAGGAATTTTCGCTCTAGCTGCCGGTGGAGCCATCGCAACTTTTGCCCTCAAAGCAATCGATGATTTTTCAGATCTTGCCCTTGAGGTAGACGAATTTCGCAACAAAACAGACCTCACACTTCAACAGGCAAGCCAATGGGTTAGTTACAGCAGTGACCTCGGAATTGAAGCCGACGTAATAACCAAAATTTTCGGCAGAGTGGCAAAAGCGGCCACCGATGAAATCCCAGCATTTGAAGAACTCGGCGTTGCTATTGCCCTTGGTCCCGACGGAGCTACTGATGTCGAGGCAACCTTTCTGCGAGTCAATGACGCCATCAATAAACTCGACGATCCTGTCAAGCAGGCAGCCTACCGAGCTGACCTTTATGGCAAAGGCTGGATGAGCGCAGCCGAAATCATTCAAATGAGTTCGGGGGACATCACGACAGCCCTCCAAGGCGTAAAAGATTTTGAAGTCATTGACGAAAAAGAAATCGAAAAAGCCAAAGATCTTCGAGCTGCACAAGACGAACTTGGCGACGCTTTCAAAGAAGTATCGATCAAAATTGGCACGGTACTAATCCCTGCACTATCTGCAGCCGCAGAATTTTTAACACCAATTGTTAACCTTGTCGGAGACCTTGACGCAGACACAGTCAAAGCTGCTTCAAGAGAAGGCGGCCTTGTCAAATACACCAAAGCCTGGGAAAACCTTAACAGCCCATTGAAATGGCTGGTGTCACCAGGTGGTCTCAGTTTCCTGGCATCCGATCTCATGGAAGTAGACGAAGTTGTAGTCGATAACTACTTATCGACAGACGAGCTTTACCGTGCCTGGCAAGACGGCACACGGCAAATGATTATTGCCAAAGAAAAAACCGAAGATCTGACCGAAGCTCTTACGGATTCCGATGATGCGCTACAAGAGCTAAAAGGGAATGTCGACGAACGCAAAGAATGGGACAACCTCATCGATGCAATTGAGGATGCCAAAGAAGCAGCCATCGAAGCTTTCTTTGAGGCAACGCCTGAGGCATTGAGAGAATCCCAGCGAGAGACCGATGACGCTCGAGTAAAAGTGGCTGAGTACATCGCTCAAATGGACAACATTCCCGAACAGAAAAAAACGGAAATGATTGCCAGCCTTGACCAAGCAAATCTGGCAGAAATTGAGGCTACATTCAATCAATTGGCTCGCACTCGTAACGTCGACTTCTTGCCAACTGTTGGTGGCTATCCAGTCGGACCAGGGGAAACACCATCCGAAGTACGACCATCGCCTATGCGCCCGTTGCCAAGGATCCCAGTACCACGCATCCCATCCATTGGTGCTTACTCAACCGGAGTCACAGTCAACGTGGCCGGGTCCGTTATCAGTCAGAACGACCTTGTCGAGACCGTCCGTAAAGGGCTCGTCAATTCGCAGCGCAACGGCGCAGGACTGGTGTACTCCAACAAATGACGCTGCCCTGCTTGCCGACGGTCCGAATCAGACTCGGAACCGGTATCACCTTCGGGAACCAGTTCGTGCTTGGCGATACCCAAAACGGCATCCTCGGCACAAACGTCCTCGGCGAATCAGCGATCCAGGTCGTCGACGTCACAGACACTGTCCGTCAGATCTCAACCCGACACGGCCGAGACCGAATGTTTGAGGAATACCTGCCCTCCGAGGCATACATCGAATTCCTGGACTACACGGGAGACTGGAATCCATTCAACACCGGCTCGCCGTACTATCCCGAAGTCAAACCAATGCGCCAAGTGCAGGTTGTCACTCAATACAACGGCACCGAATACTTCCTTTATTCCGGGTTTATCTGGTCATGGGACTACGATTGGGACGACCCATCCGTCGACTACGCAGTCGTCCGAATTCAAGCCGTCGACGCTTTCCGACTTCTAGCTCTCGCCAACATCACCAACGTCACCGGCGCATCCACTAATGACCTACCCGGCGAACGCATCGACCAGATCCTTGACGAAGTCAACTGGCCGCCATCGATCCGAGCCATTGACCTCGGAGACACCGAGCTTGAAAACGACAACGGTGAAGAACGTTCCGTCCTAGAAGCAATCCAGGCCGTCGAACAATCCGACCTTGGCGCATTTTTCATCAATCACGAAGGCTGGCCCACCTACTACAGCCGAACCACCCTCGCCCAAAAAGCGGCCGGCACCGCCTACCAATTCGACGACACTGGCACCAACATCCAATACCAGGCCATTGACGTCAGCTACGACGAAACCGAACTCGCCAACCAGGTCACCCTCACCCGAAACAACGGACAACCCCAAACCGTGTCTGACTCGGCATCCATTGACGAATACTTCCTTCGCACCTACAGCCGATCCGGCCTCGTCATGCACGACAACCCGACCGCCCTGATCCGAGCCAACCAAATCCTCAACTATCGCAAACAGATCAGAATGCGAGTCGACCGCCTTGTCCTCGACCTCAGCTCAGACACCAACCGAGTCGAACCCGCCCTAACCCTCGAGCTCGGCGACCCAATCATTGTGACCAAACAAATGGCTGGAGGCACCGATCTCACCCTGCGCCTTACCGTCCAGGGCCACAACCACGACATCACACCAGACAGGTGGATAACTACCCTTTCAACCGCCTACCCTTTGAGTGCCGCATTCGTGCTGGGATCAGCCGAGCTCGGAGTCTTGGGTACCAGCACCCTATAGGAGAAAAACATGGCCGGAGCAGGCTACAAATCATGGGTCGATGGTGACATTCTCACCGCCGGCGACGTCAACACCTACCTCATGCAACAGGCCGTCATGGTGTTTGCCGACGCCTCAGCACGATCGACGGCCATCACCGCACCTTCGGAAGGCATGGTCACCTATCTGACCGGCACCGACGTCATCGAGTACTACGACGGAGCAGCCTGGCAGCCCATCCTTGACCAAGACGTCATTGAAGCCAAAGGCGACCTGATCGTTGGCACAGCTGATGACACTGTCAGCCGTCTGGCAGTGGGCACAAACGGTTACGTTCTGACCGCTGATTCGGGCGAAACAACAGGCCTAAAATGGGCGGCCGGCGGAGGCGGAAAACTATTGCAGGTTGTCCAAGCGACCTATTCGACCGACACGACAATCGCAAGCACATCCATGACCGACACAGGTTTGACGGCCACGATTACGCCTAGCCTCGCAACCAGCAAGGTGTTGGTGATTGTCAGTCAGTCCGGTCATGTTTCTCGAGCTATCGCATCCGTTGGTTGGGGCGCTCAACTTCTTCGTGATGCAAGCGTCATTTTTGAACCGAAAGGTGATACTGCCTTTGCGTCTGCTGGTTACACGGCCGCAGCTTCAATGGCGAACTATCTGACGTTCGGTTACTTGGATTCACCAAACACGACATCAGCGACGACCTACAAGGTGCAGGCAAGAGTTTCAACCACGGCTAACAGCGGAGAACTTCGAGTGCAATTCGACAGCGCTGATTCAAGCATTCTTCTTTTGGAAATTGGAGCCTGACATGTTCAACAAAGTTTTACGTTTCCTTGTCCCTGACTGCGAATTCGTTGCCATTGGCCAGCCAACCTCTGAGGCTCAATACAAGAAAAACGTCACCTGGCTCGATTCACGGACACAACCAACATGGGCAGAAATTCAAGCGGCGACTAACGACGTTGCAAAAGCCGAAGCAAACCGTGAGGCCGAACAGTCACGGGCTGACGCTTATCGGGCCGAATCCGATCCACTGTTTTTTGGTTGGCAACGTGGCGAAAACACCGAACAGGAATGGCTTGACAAAGTCGCTGAAATTAGGGCTAGGCACCCATACGCATGAGCCGGCCTTACACCGGCACTAAGGACGGCGTCGCTCGAGGCGCACGCCCAGGGACCAAACAGTTTCAAGCCTTGATGGCTTTTCTGTTTCAGATGCGGTCCTTGGGCATCTATGCCAACCGGCCTGTGCGTGGAGGCTCCAGCCTGTCCGTCCACGCCACAGGACGAGCCTGCGACCTTGGAGGCTCCGACGACAAAATCATTCGTGCCATCAACTTTCTGGTCGACTTTGCTGACGAACTCGGCGTCGAAGCCGTCCACGATTACGGCAACCGAGTCATGCCCGGCAAATACGGCGCAGCATGGAAATGCGATCGTGACAGCTGGAAGGTCTATACCGCACCCACCATCGGCTCACCAGGAGCCAAATGGGTTCACTATGAAATCAGCCCGACAATGGCCGACGACCCCGACGCCGTCACCGCCGCATTCACCGACATCCTCAACCGAATCGTCGCTGCTCTCCAAGGACTGAAATGAACATCACCAACCCTCCCAAAGCCCTAATCGCCCTCGTCGGCCTCGTCTGTCTCACCGTGCTGCTGGCCGTCAATGCCATCCCGACCGAGGCCGGCACCGGCATGATCGGCTCGATCCTCGGCTACGCCATCGGCAATGGCATCGCCGCCCGAACCGGTACATCTGTCGATCCAATCATTGGCAAGAAGCCAAAGGCTTGACACCCTCCTGATAAGTCGGTAGACACAGGCCCACCTGATCCCGACAGACAGGAGAACCCAATGAAAGCCATGCTGGCCGGCACGATCTGTGCCACCGCCATCTGCATCGGTTGGCTCGCCGACTCGGCCCTCGAGGCCGACCAAGTACAGCCAACCCCAACAGTGCCCAATTTGACGCCAATCCAGTACGTCGAAGTCACGACGACAAGCTCGAGCACCAGCACCACATCGACGACCACGTCGACAGCTGCACCCGAACCCATCGTCTACCCATGGACCCCATGCCAAGAATGGATACCGCTGGCCGTCGAAGTCGGCTGGCCGGCCGACCGTGAGCTCCTGCACCGCCTTGGCGAAATCATGTGGAGGGAATCACGATGCCAGCCCGAGGCCCACAACCCGAACGACCCGAATGGAGGGTCGTACGGTCTCACCCAGATCAATGGATTCTGGACAAAATGGCTGAACGAGTCCGGCGTTATGGACGGTCAACCCCAGAGTTTCTACGACCCGGCCGTCAATCTTTCGTCCGCTCTTGCCATCCACGTCTACAGCACCTACAAAAACGGCAACGGCT